GTCTGATAAGTTAGATAAAGATATAAGGGCTGATCTACGTACACCACCTACCACTACAACTTCACCTGTCTTACATACTATGTCATGACATTCCATAGAGGAAAGCTTTCTACCTCTTGCTTCTTTAAACTTAGTAATAGTAAAGTCAAAGAGATCTACTAAAGGTTGAGGACCACTAGCCCTACCACCAAATGTTTTAAGTCTTTGACCTGCAGGTCTTACTTTATTAACATCTATTTTAGGTACTCTTCCTGTGTAAAGATAAGCTATTAAATCTCTAAAGGCTCTTGCCCACCCATCTTTAGAATCAGTAACAGAAATAACACTATCTATATACTCAAACTCTACATCAGGAACTGTAGGTAACTTGTCAGCATACTGTCTCTCAACTGAGAAGCCTACACCTGTACCATTCATAAGAATATATAATACCTCATCAAAAGCTCTTGGGCTATCAATAGGAAGATAAGAACAGTTGTATCCTGCTACATGTTCTCTATCTAATGCTTTACCTGCAGTCATTAAAGCTCTCATGCTAGGCATAACTTCAAGAGACAGAATAGCTTCTTCTATTTGACTCCATTCTTTATCTGTAACACCACCATTATAATTAATATCTATGTGAGATTTAAAGAAAGACACAAGTCTTCCTACAGTTTCACCCCATGTTTCTCTTCTACCTTCTTCTTCTAACCAACGTGAGTACCTAGACATGTGAATGAATGACTGGTATTCAGTAGGTAAATAATTACTCCCCATTAGTGAAGCCATTTAAAAATCCTTTCCATATTTCTTTTCTAATATTAACTCTGCATAGTGTATTACTTTTCTAATATCTTCTATACCACCTTTAGTTCTGTGTCGAGTTATATACTTTACCACATTACCTTCTAAAAAGTCAAGATTATTTTCTACTATATAGTCAATAGGTTGTATAACGCAATCTTTATAATGGCTACCACCTACTTGTTTATTACTAGCTTTTTCTTCTTGCGTACGTCTATACATATAAGCTTCATGACTTTCTCTTTTCATACCTCTATCTTCTTTTAGATCATCATCTTCTACTTTAGGATATACATAATCGGTCATTTTATTTCCTTTAATTTTTATTACTATCTAATAATTTATTAATTCTTTTTCTAGCAAACTTTATTTCTTTAGACTTTAAAACTTTATATGCAAATGTTCTAACATAACTAGAATCTATACTAGCATTATCACATATGTATTCAAAATTATCACAGGTTACACCTACACTACAAAAGAACCATGCAGTTGCACGTTCTCTTGCATCTAATGAAGATTCACTTTCATTGTTAGCTTTAGGTTTAGATGCGTCTAACAATGCTTGTAAAATAACAGCTAAGAAAAGTAATTTTTCTTTAGAGCTTTTAGTTTTCGAGTTCGTTAGAAATTTTGTGTATAGTAGAGCTTCGTTTTTTTTCATCTGTCCAGTCTTTAGGTACACCTTCTCTTATAGAACAATATTTAAATTCATACTTATCACACCAACTTCCATTTGTCATCTTACCTCTTTTATAAAGTTTAGCTTTTGGATTAGTAAAAATAAATCTTATGTCTAGCCAAGGTTTTTGTTTACGAATAAATAAATGTTTCTTTCTATCTTCAATTTTAAATCTTCCTTTAACTTCTAAAATAATTCCATTCTCTAATAAGAAAAAGTCAGGTATATATTTTTTCTTTTCATACCATTCATAGTGTATCTTTCCTTGTTCATAAGTATAAGGAATATTTCTTTCTTCTAATATATTATAAATATCTTCTTCAGCTTTTGATCTAAACATTAGGTTCTTCTAAAACATCAGGTACCCTCGTAACTTTTGTAAGATATTGGATGCCTTTCGCATAATGAAAACCACGCAGTCCTTGACCAGCATTAGTATCAGACCAACAAGGATGCTTATGCGAGCAATAAACGCAACCAATAGGAAGCTTATAATTACCACTTGTACCATGGGGTATAGCACTATAACACCTACTAGGTGGTACAGTTTTTGTAACGATTTTTTTAAGGTGGTTGACCCTATCTTCAGCATTGATCATTTCCATTTCATGTATTTTTAATAAAGTTAATTGTCCACTTTGTTTATCTATAACAAAAAAAGCTGCTTCTTTATCTTGTTTATCTTCTGCATAAGCAGAGAGCTGACCTATATAACCAAAAGGATCGTCTTCACTTAACCTACCACTAGCAAACTTCTTAAACGAATGTCCAGATGCACTCTTAACATCAACTAACATACCATCTATACGACAATCTTGATGCCCTAATACTCCTGCAACATTAATTTCTTTTTGTTCTTCTGTTACTGTGTGACCAGCTAACTTTGTAAATGTTAATAATAAACTTTCTAAAAAATGACCATAAAGAAATTTAATTCTTGTTGGAGAATCAAAATACTTTTCTTTCTTATCATCTTTTAAATCATACCAAAGTTGCCTATCAGGTTTACCTATAGCTGACAGTCTTAAATTAGATCTTTTCTTAGGCTTATCAAATAGAGCTTCTTTTAAAATTGCTCTTACTTCAACAGCAAAAGTATCTAAAGTTTCTTCAATTTTCTTTTTACTTAAATTAGATTTAGTTCCTTCTTCAAATAAATTATAAATATCTTTTATTAATGTATCAATATTTTTCATATATATATAAAAATAAAGGGGCAGTTACCGATAAAACCACCCCTCTATTTCCTTTATCAAGTTAAGGGTTAAGCAAATGCTTCAGAAGGATTAGCTGAGTCCTCTGCATATCCGTCAACTTCTTCGAACTCTTCTTCAATACCTGAACTAAATGGTATTAAGTTTGTTACTTGGATAGACTTCAAGTCTGCTGAAGTTCCTTTACGTCCTTTAAATTCCCAATCATAAGTGGAATAAAGAACATTGACATCTGACCCATTACCAATCATAGTATTAGCCATCTGTCTTTTCTTTGCATCTACTAAATCAGGAGTACGATTCATCTGACCATCTTTTCTACGTACTTTTCTTTTAATAGTTACAAAATCTCCACGATCATCACCTTTATTTTTAACAGTTAACCCATCACCTTTAAGTCGATCAATGGACTCTTTATCTAAATTACCTACATCAACTGTCCATACACCATCTACATCAAATGTTGTGTTTGGAGTTGCTATAGATGCCCAATAAGCTTTGCCTGTAATTACCATACTTTACTTTCCTTTACTATTGAAATTAATAAGACTCTCTCGAAAGAGAGGGTTATTAATTGATTAATTTATATAAAATTATCTCATATCTTTAAAACATTGTCAACACTTTATTTATATTAATGTGTACTTGCCCAAGTTTTACCTGATTTCCATTCACTATCTAGCTCACAATTAATTTTTAATACTTGTTGCGTTTTCTTCATTGCTTCTTTAGTTATTTGTCCGAAAGTACTTATATCATTATTGTTAACTTCAAATTGGTATTCATCATGGATGGAAGCAACAAGCTTGACATCTATTCTTGTCATTTTAATTGCAGACATTATCTCAAGTAGCCAATGCTTGCAGACTACAGCTCCAGCACCTTGTATTAAAGTGTTAAGTGCACTATGTGTACTACGGATATGTAATAATCTCCCATCCAGTCCTCGAATTATACCATTTTGTGATGCTTTTTGTACTTTAGTTTTTAAAGCATTTAAAGCTGGCATATTCGATAAAAATCTATCTATTAATTGTTGTCCTTTCTTAGCACCTCCTCCAACAATCTTACCTATTTTTGCAGCACCAGCTCCATAAAGAAAAGCATATATAAATGTCTTAGCTTGATCTCTATTAGTTAGTCCTGCCATTTCCATGTTAGCTGTATGTATATCTCCTGTCAATAACTCATTAGTAAACTTTGTATCATTCATATAATGAGCTAAACATCTAAGCTCTAATCCACTAGCATCTGTACCGACCAAAGAATATTTACTTAGATCAGACACAGTCCAACAATCTCTACATTCTTTACCATAAGGTGAGTAAACTGCAGGTACTTGTGCCATATTAGGTGAGTTGTGTGCCATACGTCCTGTAATAGTACGTAAGGTCATTACTTTACCATGTACTTTATTATCTTTATCACATAATGTTATCCATGATTTAATTTGTGCAACTCTTTTTTGTAATAACAAATATCTTGAAAACATTTTTGCTTCAGGCATTTTAATACTTTGTAATACTTCTTCATTAACAATAACATTTCCTTTATCTGTTTTAAGTTTAGGTTCCCAACCTTTTTCCATAAGTCTTTCAGCTATTTGTTTACGACTTCCTATATTAAAAGGTATATATTTAACTTTAGTTTTTAGTTGTACCTCAGTAGGTGGAAATAAATTGTGTGCTTTGTCTACTAAATTATCTGCTTCATCTTGCAATGTAGCCATTAATTCAGATGCTTTTCTTAAGTTTAAAGTAAAACCATTTTCTTCCTGTTGATCTAAGATTACTCTTATTCTATTCTCTAATATTACAGATTGTTTAGAAAAGTTTTTACTTTCTTTCTCTAAATACTTTGCAACTTTAAATGTTAACTCTACGTCTTGTATACAGTACGTTAGCATATCAGGTGTGTAATAATTAAAACTTTCTACTTCTCCTTTTGTAAAGTTTAACTTTTCACCCCATGCTCTTAAGCTATGACCTTTATCTCTACCTGGATTAAACAACTGTGACTCTAATAAAGTATCTCTTATTTGATTAGATTGTATAGATGAATTAGTAAACTTATTTAATAGTGGTGCATCAAAAGATAAACCATTATGCATTATAAAAGTATCTACTAACTTAGACCACTCACCAAATTCTTTACATTCATCTTGTACCCAAGTTTTAATTTTTCCTGTTGTATATTCTTTAGCTACAATACAATGTATTTCTGTAGCTTCATTCTTTAAACCATTTGTTTCTATATCAACTACTGCTATCGTCATCCTTACAATCCTTTTCTATATCAATTTTTTTATTCTCACCACCAAAAGATTCTTCTTCACCACACCAATTACACTCTTCTCCTTCACCTATTTCCATATCATCTTCTTCTACTTTACAATAATGTTTCCACATGTCAATCATATTGAAAAACTTTCTCCACAACCACAACTAGCTGTTGCATTAGGATTGGTTATTCTAAGTGAAGAGCCAGCTATATCAGTTATATAATCTATAATAGTATTTAATACACTTAATGTAGCTGTAGGATGAACATATAAAAAACCAGAGCTTAAACTAATCTTATCTCTTTCTTCTATATCTTCATCCTTATCTATTAATTCCCAACTATATCTCAATCCAGCACAACCTCCTCCATCTACAGCTAACATAACACCTTCTACTTTTTTGTCAAGTATTAGTTTTGTTAAATGTTTATTAGCTGCAGGAGTTATTATTAATATATCAGTCATTATACTATTTCAAATTCATTAAGAGTAGAATCTAATTCAGGTTCTCTTTCTGTCATTCTACCTGTAGAGTTATCATACACTAAGTTAGTAGCAATACCTGTGTCACCTGTATATCTATTCTTAAGTATACGTACTACAGTTGTATTAGCTAAGATAGGATCAGTTGATTGTTGATTTCTTTCTAAAGCTATAACACAATCAGATAAGTGAGCGATAGATGCAGAACCTCTAAGATGTGACAAGGTAACTTCTCTACCATTCTCATGTCCTGTATCACCTGATGGTCTACGTAGATGTGATACTAATAGTAAGCCTACACCTGTCTGCTCTACTAAAGATCTTAGCTTAGTCATAAGAACATCAATAGATTTTCTTTCATCATCACCTTCTTGACCACTTACTAGAATAGATAAATGATCTAGTATAATCCATTTACAATCCAAAGCTTTAGCCATGTACTGTACTCTATTTAATATTTCATCATTATGTATAGAACCAAAGTGATCAAAAGCATAAAACCTTCCAGTACCTATAGTAGCTTGTTCCCATTCTTTTAATTTATCTTTATCAAACTGATCTCTAATTTCTTTTATATATAATCTAGCATTAGCTTCTACTGACATAATATTAAATGCAGTTTTCTTAATGCTTTCTTCTAGTGCTAACACACCTATATTATCATTTGTGCTTTTTAATATATGATGCATAAGCTCTCTAGTAATAGATGACTTACCCATACCAGCACCAGCTGTAAAAGTAACTAACTCTCCTGTACGCATGCCATAAGTTTTATTATTTAAACCATCCCAAGGATACATACAAGTCTCACAATAGTCTTCTTCATATAAACTATTTTTAAGATTAGCTAAGTTAACTATGCCAGCAGGTGTGTATATTTCTGCGTCCCACCAAGCTTTACTAAACTCTACTCTTTTATTAGCAACAAGATAATCATTAGCATCTTTTAAAGCTAAGTTAACTATTTTACATTTATTAGGTTCAAAGAGTTGTGCTACTTTCGAAGCAGCTTTTTTACCAGCTTCATCATTATCAAAACAAATAACAATGTTATCAAACTTATTTAAGTATTCATAAGAAGCTTTACAGTCTCTTACTGCACCAGCTGCACCAGTTTTAATAGATACTGCAGCCCATTTCTCACCCATCATCTGGTAGATAGACATAGCATCTATCTCACCTTCAGTTAATGTAACGTACTTACCACCTGCAGGAAATAGATTCTGTCCAAACAAACCAGCATCTTTAATAGAACCTTCAGCCCAAAACTCTTTGTCATTAGTATTTCTAATTTTATTAGCTACGTGTGAATTATTAGAATCATAATATTTATATATATGTTTTGATATATTATAATTATTATCTTGATTAACTAATACATTGTATTTTTTAGCAGTTGATTCTTTTATCTTTCTATCAAAAATACTAGAATAAATACCAGTACTAAAGTTAGTTTGTACTACACCTTGAATAGGTGCAGGTTTTGTATTATTAATTACCATTTTATCAGTTCCTTCAATAGCTTTATAAAATTCACAAGAGAAACAATATCCGTGTCCATCATCATATAATGTATAAGCATCACTTGATTCACAGTTAGGGCAAGCTCCTTGTTTCGTCATTTTTGATTCGGTATTCATATCGGTATCCTTTATTAATCTAATTCACTTAGTGTATCATCAAATAATTTATTTACCAAGTCTTTTTTATCAGCCATAACTTCATCTACTTCTTTTTTAGCTAATGTTTTAGCTTCAACAGAATCATAACCTTCTTCTTTATATTCTCTAACTAAGTCCCAGAACATTACATTCCGTTCTTTCTCCCATATTTGTTTAAGCACATCATCCCTCCTTTATTCTATTAGAACATGTTTTACAAAACTTTTATAGTGATATAACTTAATAGTATTTCCATATTTTTTATATGTTACATCTTTAATCATACACCAAAGACCTTCGTGTGCTTCTATAAAAGCATCAATAGTATTATAAGTAGTGTCATTCATTTTCCTTTTCCTTTTTTAAATTTAATTTAAATTGATTCTTATCTTCTTCAGCAGGTAACTCTGCCCATGGACTATTAGAAATTCTAGGATCAAAAGGATTCAATTCTTTTTTTAAGTAATGAAGCTCATTCGTTAACTTAGATATTCTAATATGTGATTTAGTTAATTGTTCTTGTAAGTCTTTAATATTCTTTCTTAATATTTTGTTTTCATTTAGCATTGACATTCCTTTCCTAATGCATTCTTAGTAAAACTATAGAAGAGTTGATTAAATCTTTTCTTTCTATATCTATATCTTTTAAAAAATCATAAGCTGCTGTAGAAGTTTTAAACTTAATTATATTTCTATCTTCACCAACTAGGAAATCAGGCATTAACTCAAACGGATCTTTCTGTGCTATTACATACATGATATATTCCTTTATGTTAAATAAAATTATTATAACATAAGAATCAAAGGGTAGCAATTATTAATTACTACCCTTTGTATATCTCTATTTAATTATTCTAATTGCATTGCTATGTTTGTAATTAGGTTCATATGATTCTATTAACTTTTCTATAGCTCTATAATCAGATACATATTTTCTTCTTATACTGCTTACTACTTTATTAACTACTTTAGTAAACGTATTAGAAACTTCTTTTACATCTCCTTGCAAACGAACCCACTCACCAGATATATCAGCTGGATCTAAATGCTTTCTAAATTTTTCTAAAACTTTACGTTCTACATAGAAGACCATACCTTGTAAGGGCACACTAGTAATATAAGATAATTTTTCTGGTGAGTAGGATTGCATCTGATAAACTCTATTGTTTACATTGTTACTTACTCCAATCTTATACCAACCTTGACTTCTTTTGACAAGATAAATATCTTTCTTCCATAAAGTTTTAGATCCATGTAATGAAATATCATTATACTTTTCTTTTGTTATTTTGTTTTTTAAATCGGTAATCTTCATTTTGTTAATCCTTATTAGTTATTATTAAAAAAAAAGAGAATATTTTTTCTCTCTCGAAAGAGAGAAAAAGATAGACTCTAACGTGCTTATCAGTAATCGTAGTCGTAGTCGTAGTCGTAGTCGTATGTTATACATATTGATATATAACATATTTAAATAAACCATTCATTAATATTGTAATAGCAACTGTATTAGTAAAAATAAGTGATCTATCATTCCACATTATTGCTACAGCTAACCAACATATACAGCCTGTTAGTGTAACAACTAAATTTAAAGGGTACACTTGATTAGAAGTTAGTAACATGCCTATTAGTAATACGACACTACCAACCCATTTAATATACCAGTCTGGTGTATGTAAAGGTGTCTTAGTTATTGTTGATATCTTAAATTCTTTTTTCATATCAATGTCCTCTCTGTGGTTGTAAGTTTTCTTTAGGCATGTCAACACCAGACATCTTCAAATGACTTTTTATTATCATCCATGCTACTTCTAGTTCCTCACGTTTTGCTTTGTTATTTTTAGAAGGAGCTTGGTAACACGTATTAGCATGAGCTTGTAAAGCAAAACCTACAGTTGTTATTGCATCACTTATCATTTTGCATTCTCCTCTTCTTCTATTTCTTGAAGCCATTGATTAAAAGAATTTTCTATATCACTATCCATCTCATGGTTTAACTCTACCATTTTAGGATTGTCATTCCACTCTGCATATATTTTGTAGCCTACTATGTGCCTGTTTGTTGTTGGTATTGTATTTATATCTCTAGCCATCATAAACTCCTAAATCTGCAAACTCTTTATCTGATATATCTTGTTGCCACGTATCTATAATATCTTGTTTAAATTGTTTTGCTTTATATTCTCCATTGGCTAATTCTGCTAACAGTTCACGCATATTCGTATCAGTACCTAACCAATTATCCACCATTTCCCATGTTACTTTATTCATTGTCATTCTCCTCATCTATTTCTCTTTCAATTTCAGCAAGACATTCGTAACACATGTAATTATCATCACATGGTATACGATTTACAAATCTACCAGAACCTGGTGAAGTGTCCTCACCACATTCTTCACATGGCTGTATACCCATTTGCTCTGGAGTTTTAGACCAAGTCATTCGTAATCTCCATTAGATAAATTAAAAGAAACATTTACACAAGTATCTACATAATTACCAGTATCTTTCCAATAAGTCAAGTGCTTATGTAACATTTCAGAATCATAAATTACATCTTCTTCATAAACTAATTTTGTTTTTATTATAGGTTTCTTTAATTTTTCCATTCTTTTAAGCTTACTATTATATTTATGTGTTTCAGTTTTTATTTTTGTAATTTTAAAATCATATATATTAATCATTATTCATGCTCCATATCAGTTATAATTGTATTATTAGTTTCTATCCAGACTTTAGCACCACAAGACAAAGGCTTATTAGGTTTGTATACAAGCTTACTAGTACCTTCAATAGATATACTATTAGCAGTATACGTTTTCTTCTTAAACTTAATAGTAAATACAGGTTTTCTTTCTCCTGTTTTATTATTACTTTTAATTACATGTTGATTAACATGTATTCTTTTTATTCCTTTACCTACTTCAATACTATTCCTAGAGTTTTTATCTATTTTAAATATCATAATATATTTAATCTCCTCATAAAGAAAAACAATAACGGACTAGCAAAGTTATCTTTAAATATTTTTAAATAAAAGACTTCATCTTTACTATCTTTCCAGTATCTTATATTAATTATTGTATTATTATTATCAATTAACATGTTCTTTCCTTTCAGCATCTGCTTTTAATTCACAATTTTCTATGTATTCTTTAGCTGCATCTCTACTTAAAAATATTTTAAACCTGTCTGGGTTATCTCCAAAGTATTGTTCTTCATTAAAGTCATCTATAAAGTTTATTATAGAGCAAGAATTATAAGTAAATTGTTCCTCATCAGTAATCCAAAGTGGTGTGTGTCTTAAATCATCATAGTTTATAGACATCTTGGTGTCAACATTATATATTATCTTTTTAAACATTTTATTCTCCAATAAATGTGTGTTAGTTTTTTATACAGGACTAACACAAAACCTGTCGGAGAAACTGTTTCCATTTTTATTACCAATTTGGTAACTGTTACCTATTGGCTAACTCTAAAGCTTTATCAAACGCTTTACGTTTTTCCAAAGCTGCAGTACCATACCAATTACTTCTTAGTCTGCTCTCTTGATTACGTCCTATCTCATGGTCATATAGATACGTAACAGTATTTAAAGCATGCCACCATGTACCAAAGCCTTTGTCACGACCTGGTTGTTCCCATACTGCTTGCATAGCTTTCTTATGGTTACGACTAGGTAAATTACCTTTAGTTAAATCCTTCTGAGGAAATAAATGTTTAAAGTAATCGTTCATATCAATAGTACTTACTTGTTTCTTAGCTAAGAACTGAGAAGCTTCTTTATAACCTGCCATAGCATCTGTAACTAATCCCATAGTATTCTTAACTTCATCAGCATTGAACTTACTTCTATGATTTAAAGTTACACCTGTCGCATGTTTAGACAATGCTAACTGCAATGTATTATTGCATACAACTCTAGTAGGTGTAAATCTAATGTTCAATGAGTGTCCAAACTTATGTGGATTACTGAACAACAAGTAAGATTCTACTGGGTCATTAGGTACAACATCAAACGTATCATTAACTTTAGCAAGAACCCAAGTTAACTTACCATTTAAAAGCGAACCAGCAGTATGTAATTCCATGTTACCTTCTTCAATGTATTGATTAAAGAAATCAAAAGCTTCATGGTTTTGTACTGGATTCCACTTAGTACCTACTATATCTAAGACAGTATTATCTGAGTCACGCATTAGTGCAACCTTATCTTTGATCACAAAGTTTTGTGTCTGAGCATACTCACCTAGTCCTAAGATCTCTTGTCTAAATATAGGCTGTTTAGATACAGTCCAGTCTAAACCAGAACGTACTAACATATCATCTACTGATATATCACTTGGTACTTTAGTCCCAAGCCCATGCCAAGGAACTTCCCCAGCATAAGCCATTTTTTCTACTTCATGTGCCATTCTATTCTCCCATTAGTTATTATTTAAATGTATTGCATCTTTTAATGCATCACTTCGTTTAGGATATATAACACCAACTAAGATGTTAGCTTCTATATCCTTTATTCTATAGTACATTCCTTCGAATACTACTACGAATTTCATTGTTTGTTTTGCAAACATTATATTATCTTATCATGTAGTTCTTGTATACGGGTTTCTATATTACCGCTTAATGTTTCTACTTGATTACTAAGACCTTCCATTGTTACTATAAGACTATGCAACTGAGTAGTCATACTTGCTAGAAAGTTCTTAGATATTTCTTGTTTAAATTCTGCAATAGCATCTTCTTTGCATTGCTCTAGTTCTTTCTCATTAAGTTCTATGTTACCATCATTACTCATTATAAATCCTCCATATATTTTCTAATACTTGTTATTTCATTGTACAACGATAAACCATTATACATAGAATTAATATCTTCTAGGGACACTTCAGTTATGTGAGTAACTTCATTGCCTACTAGTATATCATTGTGTAATTCTTTTGGTATCTCTTCGTAGTCCTTGAAGTGATATGCTAAGTTTGTTTTATTCATTATGGATTCTCCCCTGTATATATTTTCCATGTCTTAATAACATATGCTTCATCAACAGGTAATATCATATGATGTTTACAATATGATATTACATCTTTTTCGGTTTTTGCACCTGATTCGAATGCATTACCTACTTGTTCGTCCATATCCATTAACCATGATTTCATTTTACTCATTATAATTCTCCATCATAAATTCTATCTTCAACTAATGTACCACAACATATCAGTAATATACCAATGACAATCATTGCACAACCCACTACTATTATATCAAGATTCACTAAGTAAAGTCCAGTAGTATATACTGTTATTCCTCCTATGAATGTTACACATATACCATATACATATAACAACCAACACATTACTTTCTTAAGATTATCTAAGCTCATTGTATTCTCCCATTTAAGTTTTATAAACCTCTCTCGACTGAGAGGTTTATAAAGATTAGTGAACAGTATTAACATTTATATTATACTCATTATACTTTTCTAGTAGTTCAATATACTCTTCTTTAGCTTGTCCAAAAGTTTTAGCCAATGCTTCAGCAAACTCTTTTTCAGTCCACTCATCAGCGTCCCATTGGTCCATAAGTATTATAAAAGCTTCATGTAATAATGCTACACTCATTTGTTCCATAGCAATCTTATTATCTTTAGAGTAACTTAACATTATATCACTCAATGATTTACGAAACTTAAACTTAATATCTCCTATATTCATTGTACTTTCTCCACTCTATATCTTACATTCATATCACCACAAGCTCTACTGTCAAGTTCTAATTTATTCCTTAAACTCAAGGCATCTACCCAAGGCAAGGATTTTCTAAGTAATATGTCACTTGGTGCGTCTTTGTAGTCATCTTTAACTCTTATGTTATATAAGTCTTGTATCTTCATGTTTCTTCTCCCATTATACGTATCAGTAACTAATCTATGGTCTGGATAGGAAAAAGACCCAAGAACTATTGCTAATTCTTGAGCCCTTTCTTTCTATATTACAGGTAAAATCTCTAATTCCCATAATACATCTTCAAGTTTAGGTTCTGATACATCAGTTGATAAACGTGTATTCATTGCAAGATATACACTTTCCCATAATTCAGTATCATTTTGATATTCCTCGGCTACTTCAGGATATCTTTTCGCAACATGTTTATACCACCAATCTTTAGCTAAATTTTCAGGTATATTAAAACCTTTACTAACATACATATTATTTCTCCCTTTGATTTAATTAATGAACTCAAGGATAAGTTATATCCCTGAGTCCTGTCTCTATTCAAGCTAGAATGGTACATCATCATGTGATTCATCTTTAGCCTTCGATACTTCATCATAGGTAACTATCTTAGCCCCTGCATCTTCCAAGACACCAATGCTTGGATTAGACTCCTTAAGCCTTGCTTTAAGCTCTGCAATCTCCATATCTTTAGCCTTCTCGGTGTCAGATACTACAGGAATACTCTGTAACAACACTAGATATTCACGACCATTCTTGTCTATTTTCTTACAGATAGTCATCTCAAGAACTTCACCTTCTAAGGTTATGAACTTCCCTCGACCCCACAAGCCTATCTCCTTTTGTTTAGCTGATAAGTCAAACTTAGCTTGGAATACAGCACCTGTGCCAGCCTTCTGCACAAATGGTATTAACGATTTAGACACGGCACTATTAATTAAATTAGACATTGCATATCTCCTTTCAAGAGATTAAGTTATAAAGAATGAGACAGATATAAATAAAAGATTATACCTCTCTCGACTGAGAGGTATAATATATTATAAAGAAAGAGGTATAATATATTATAAAGAAAGAGAGAGTTGTTATAGCTGTGCATAAGTGGTTAAAGGTATCTTTTAGACCTCCAGAGGACGATATAAACCTGCTATATCATCACCCTAGGGGAAAAAACTGTACCCGTGCTTATATATATATGTGTGTGTATGACATATATTTACCAAAAATACTAGGGGCAACTTTTAGTGGGGAGTATAATATAATATATATAAGATTATAAAAGTTCTATAACGATATATACTTATAAACCTTTATATCCTTTATTATTGATTATTATTATCTTATATATATTATATATATATATATATATTATATAAGGCTGGATATTTTCTAAAAGAAAAGTTGCACAAAAGAAATAAATAGTGTATACTGCTTCCAAGGAGAGTTATATGACAGAGATTATCAATGATGAAGGGGACATCAATCCCTATCTCAACACATTTCTATTAAAAAATTTATTAAAAGAAGAAGTATTACAGGAATCAAAAACGGATTTCCTTACTTTTGTACGTCTTATGGCTCCAACTCTTATTTCTGATTGGAAAATGGGGAAACATATTGAGGTTATATCTAACAAACTAAAAGAATTAGAGAGTGGAAAGATAAAAAGACTAATGGTTTTTCTCCCACCACGTTCATCTAAGTCTGTTATATGCTCTAAGCTGTTTCCTGCATGGTATATGGGAAGGAACCCAGAACATGAAGTACTTACTGTCTCGCATAGTGACCAGTTATCAAGCGATTTTGGACGTTCTGTTAGAGATTTGGTCAATACCGAAGAATATAGCAACGTCTTCCAAGGAGTGTCCTTACGTTCTGATGTACGAGCTGCAGGAAAGTGGAAGACTAACCAAGGAGGAACGTATTATGCAGCTGGAGTTAGATCACAGATTGCAGGACGAGGAGCACATATCGCAATTCTTGATGATGTCATGTCAGAAGAAGACTCTTACTCGGAGTCAGGTAGAAAATATGTTAAAGAATGGTACCCTGCTGGACTAAGAACACGTATTATGCCTAATGGTGCTATCTTAATTATTAATACTAGGTACCATTATGATGATTTATGTGGTTGGTTACTTAAACAACAGGAAGATATGTCGCAATATAAAGTTATTCCATGGGAAGTTATAAAAATTCCTGCATGGGTAGACGAAGATGCAGCTGAATTACTAGATTTACCAGTCGGCTCTTCATATTTCCCTGAATGGAAGCCAGATGAACTCTTAAAAGTAGATGAAATGGAGATTAAAGCATCAAATGGCAGCAGATACTGGAATGCTCTCTACATGCAGAACCCAACACCAGAAGAAGGTGGACTAATAAAGAAAAGATGGATACAATGGTGGGATTCTCCTGAACCACCTCCCTGTGATTTTATAATACAGACGTATGACACAGCATTCTCTACAAAAACTACAGCAGATTACTCTGTTATCCAAACATGGGGGATTTTTACCATGTATGACCAGAGTATAGTAGGAGAAGAAGGGTTTCCTTCTAACTTAATCATGTTAGGAAACGTAAGGGGACGTTTTGAATACCCAGAACTAAGACGTATTTCTCAAACACTCTACTCAAAGCACATGCCTGACGTATGCATTATAGAAAAGAAAGCATCAGGACAATCTCTAATACAAGACATGAGAAGAAGTGGACTCCCTGTCCAAGAATATACACCAGACAGAGATAAAGTTTCTCGTGTGTATGCTGCATCCCCCTTAATGGAAGCAGGAAGAGTATGGCTACCAAAAAATAAAAAATGGTCTGATGATCTGCTTACAGAGCTCTTACAGTTTCCAAACGCAGCCCATGATGACCAAGTAGATGCCTTAACAATGGCTATTCATTACATGAAAGAGTCATGGCACTTGTATCATCCAGACGACCCAGAATGGGATGATGAAAAACCAAGAAAGAAAAAAGTTGCGTACTGGAGATATTAAGTGTATACTGTTCGCAGAGAGGTTTAATTGTATTTATTATGAAAGGATAGAGGATGGCTACGGAAAAGAATCCCTATGAACAGATGGCAGAGAAAATAACGAATGTTATTCCTATGCCTACACCAGAAACAACTACTGAAGGAACAGCCCCTACGTATCAATTAGAAGATGATGGAGGTATAACTGTAGATTTTTCTGAAGAACAATCTGTTGAAATGGGAGCTTCTATAGAAATAGAAGAATGGTATGGTAATCTTGCAGAGAACATGGATGAAGAAGAATTACAAGAAATAGGATCTGTTGTCCTAGGTGATTTTACTTCTGATAAAGAATCTCGTTCTGAATGGGAAGCTATGTTTGAAAGAGGGTTCGACCTTCTTGGTTTAAAAATACAAGATACATCAGAACCCTTTGAAGGAGCATGTACAGCTGTGCATCCTTTACTTATTGAATCAGCTGTAAAATTTCAATCAAAAGCATCACAAGAATTATTCCCTTCTAAAGGACCAGTTAAAGCTCAGATCTTAGGTAAGGTAACACCTGAAAAAGAGAAGCAAGCTAACAGAGTTCAAGACTTTATGAACTATCAAGTAACAGAACAGATGCCTGAATACTTTGATGAGTTTGAAAGAATGCTTTTCCATCTCCCTCTTATTGGATCAGCCTTTAAAAAAGTTTACTATGATGCAACATTAAAACGTCCTGTTTCAGAATTTGTTCCTATTGATCAGTTCTATGTTTCTTACTATGCAAGTAATTTAAGAAAAGCAGATCGTTATACACATGTTGTTTACAGAAGCCCTGTAGATTTAGCTAAAGAAATTCGTAATGGATTATATTTAGATTTAGATTTACCTGAAGCTTCTAATCCTACACTAACACCTTTATCAGAAAAAATGGATACAATCTTAGGATTATCTCCTACTGCAGATTCTGATCCACAATACACATTATTAGAACAGCATTGTTATCTTGATATAGCTGATTCTGAAAGTGAAGAAGGTGAGTCTCTTCCTTACATTGTAACCATTGAAGAAGAATCACGACAAGTTTTAAGTATACGTAGAAACTTTAAACCTAATGATCCAACAAAAGAAAAGAACATTCATTTTGTTCACTATCGTTTTGTACCTGGTTTTAGTTTTTATGGTTTAGGTTTAATGCATTTCTTAGGTAACATAACCATGACTGCTACAGCAGCTATGCGTAGCCTAGTAGATGCAGGACAGTTTGCGAACCTTCCTGGTGGCTTTAAAGCCAAAGGAGTTCGTATGGTTGGTGACAACGATCCTATAGCTCCTGGTGAGTTTAAAGAAGTAGAAGCACTTGGTATTGACCTTTCAAAGGCGATTGTACCTCTCCCTTACAAAGAGCCTTCCCAAACGCTCTTCCAAATGCTCGGCTTTATGACTACAGCTGGACAAAAATTTGCAGACAGCACAGAACAAGTTGTTGCAGATGCTGCTTCTTATGGACCTGTTGGAACAACTATGGCTCTTCTCGAAGCGTCTAGTAAATTCTTTTCTGCTATTCATAAAAGATTACACAAGTCGCAACGAGAAGAGTTTAAATTATTAGCTGCTATTGATTTTAATTATCTACCAGAAGAATATCCTTATGATGTTCCAATGGCTGAAAGAAATATATTTAAAGAAGACTTTGATGGTAAAGTAGATATCATTCCTGTGAGTGATCCTAATATTCCTTCTAATGCTCACAGATTAATGTTATCACAAATGACATTACAGATGGCACAACAATCACCACCAGGAATGTTTAACCTAGAAGCTTTAAATAGATCAATATTAAATGCTGTTAATATGCCGAACATAGATGAAATTTTACCAGTCAAACCAGAACCTCAAGCTATGGATCCTGTTTCAGATATTCTTGCAGCATCTAAGGGTGTACCTATTGCTGCTTTTGCTGGACAAGACCATGAAGCACATATGAAAGTTAAGATGGCATATTTACAAGATCCACAAAATGGTGGTAGCCCAACTATGCAAAGACTGCAACCAATACTAGCATCTAATATACAAGAACATTCTGTAATGAAATATCAAGAACAGATGAATGGTTTAACACAACAAAAATTACAACAAAATGTTTCTCCAGAACAAGCACAGAATCCTGCTGTTGTACAAGGAGCTATGGCTGAAGCTGCTGAAGAAATTCTTAATGCAAACATGGCTATGGGTAAACAACAATCTCCAGAACAACAAATGGTTGAGCTAGAACAAAAACGTGTAGAACTTGAAATGCAAAAATTACAATTACAAGCTGCAAAAGATAATGCTCAAGCAGTTCAAGATGCTCAAGAATTTGAATTAAAACAAACAGAAATGTTATTAAAAACAGCTCAAGGAAAAGAAACTCAAGAAATAAAAGTAAATAAAGCAGAAGCTGATAGATTAAGTAAACAACAAATGAAAGCTTTAGATATTATGTCTAAATTAACAAGTGAAGAAAATAGAGTTCAAATTGAAGCTGATAAAATAGCAAGTCAAGAAAAAATAAAAGCTATTGAAACTTTAAATAATATGTCAACTAACATGAAGGAGGAAAGCTGATGCCTAAAAATGCAGGAATACATTATCCTATAGATCAAAAAGGAATTACAGACGGATACCCTACTCACGTTGTAGATAAAAATTCTACAAATAAGTTTGGTTCTAATAGTCATGTTCCTAATGGTAGGGATACTTTTGGAGATTTTACAACAAAAGCTGTAGAAAATGGTGCTTCAGGTATGAGAAAAACTAGGGTTTTAAGAGAAGATCCAAGTTCTTTAACTGATTATCCAAACTAAATTTTTTTTAACTAGGGATTTATATACCTATCGACTGCCCTAGCAGACAAGCCAAGACGATAGATTTAATTTTAAGGAGACTAAAATATGGCAAATTCAACATTTAAAGGACCCATTAGAACAGAGAATGGTTTTGAACAAATAACAATAAATCAATATGGAGAAGCTACTACAAATTTTGATATTGATTCAAGTGGTAATGTAACGAGTAGTGGTACTGTAAATAGTAGAACAAAGGTAGATAACTCTACTTTTAATACTGGAGCGGATGTTGATACTACTTTAACTACAGCACAATCTGGAACTATATTTAATATAAATGGAACTGGTGATATTGTAGTTAATATGCCAGCATTAAGTACAGCTAATGTAGGAACAACATATGAGTTTTTTCTAACTACTGCTGTAGGTGGTGGTAAGACTGTAAGTTTTGTATTACCTGGTGCAGCAGTTTCTGCTTTCTATGGAGCAATACAACTTATGGGTGGTACTGCAGCTAATCCAGCATCTGATATTGTAGGAGATATTTTAACTTTAGTTAATTCAACAGTAGCAAATGCAAGAGTTAAACTTACTTGTGTTACTGATGATGGTACTAATTCCATATGGAAAACTGAAGTATTATCTACACCAATAGCAACAATAGCTTAATTAATAATATAACATAGAGAGGAATATAACATGTGGAAAACACCAATTATAAAAGAAATAGCTGTAGGTTTAGAAATTAATTGTTATGCTTGTGCAGAGATTTAATTTCCAAGTATGGATATATGGGAAGAAGTTGTTCAAGAATATTCTAAAGAAATTCAAAATTTAAAGAATATGCTTGGAGAAGGTAGTGTTGAAGATCATCAACATTATCGTCAAGTAGTCGGTTCTATTCAAGGAATTGAATGGAGCCGACATAAATTATTAGATATGTTAAAAAATATAAATCAACTTAATGAAGAGGAGTAAAATGCAACAAGTACATATGGGAAAATCTATAAAGAATGATATGTGGATTTCAAATGAAGAGACACCTGATCCAACTGTTCTGCCTGAAGTACCAGGCTATCATATTTTAATACGTCCAATATCTGTTAAAGAAAAAACAAAAGGAGGTATTATAATACCTGATTCTACTAGAGAAGATATGTCTTATCTAACAACTGTAGGAAAAGTATTAGCCATTGGAAATTTAGCTTATAAAGATACAGATAAGTTTCCTACTGGTAATTGGTGTAATGTTGGTGATTATGTTTGTTATGGTAAACATTCTGGTCAAAAACTTTATTATAAATCTACAAGATTAATTTTATTATTTGATGATCAAGTTATTCTTAGAGTAGAAGATCCTAAAGATTTAGATCCTACTTTTAATTTAACAAGAGGGTCTAATTAATTTGTATAGCTTATAACTCTATGTTATAATAATTAAAACGTAATACGTATGTCTCGTAAACAACGGAGGTTAAGATGGCAACAGAAGATAAAGATTGGGGCTCTGTAGAAGTTCCTGAAAATGAAACAACAGAAGATAAAGTTGAGTATGAAGTTGAAGAAGCAGTTAAAGAAACTAAACTAGAAGCAAAAGAAGAAGTTTTAGAATCTAAACCTGTAGTAGAAAGTCCTGAAGAATTAGAAGGAATAGAAACTATTGGTGCTCAGAAAAGAATCCGTCAATTAGTTAAACAACGGAAAGATAGAGATGCACAGATTAATCAACTCATGCAACAAAATGAACAGCTTAAAACAACTGTACATAATACACAAGAAACTTTTGAACACGTAAGTAAAAAGAATCTTGATGTTACAGAAAAACAACTTCAAGATAAACTGATTCTGGCTCGTACAGCATATACAGATGCTTTTGAAAGTGGTGATAAAGAAAAATTATTAACTTCACAAGAAATGTTAAATGATGCACAAACAGATTTAAAAAATGTAAATGCAACAAAACAACAGTTTGAAAGAAAAGTTCAACAAGAACAAAGACAGCCTATACAACAACAGTATCAACAACCTTACCAACAACCAGTACAACCAGCACAACCAGCTGGAGATCCAAAAGCAGAAGATTGGTCTCAAAAAAATTCATGGTTTGGTACAGATAATATAATGACTGCAGGAGCATTAGCAATAGATGCAGCATTAAAAGAAGAAGGTTATAATACTGATGAAGTCGAGTACTATCAAGAAGTTGATAAAAGAATGCGAGATAACTTTCCACAAAAATTTAGTGGGGAACCTCAAATAAATCGTAAGCAAGGTCCAACGTCACAACCTGCTCAAGTAGTAGCTGGAGCATCACGTTCTGCTTCAAATTCTAAAAAAGTTAAGTTAAGTCAACATGATTTAAACCTAGCTAATAAATGGAATATACCACTTGATAAGTATGCTCAAGAAAAAATGAAGGCTGATAAAGCTGAAGGTGAGTACACTACTGTAAACATGAAACGTGGAGGGTAACTGAATGACACGTAATATATCACGTACATCTAAAGAAAGAGAACTGAATACTAGAGAAGAAACTGAATACGTTTTTGAAGAACCAAGTACAACAGACATTCCAAAAGCAGTTGAAGATCGTTTCGCTAACGAAGGCATGTCTTTAAGATGGTTAAGAATTGACACAAAAGGTCAAGAAGACTATCAAAATATTGGAAAGAATGTTCAAAGAGGTTGGGAATTTGTTTCTCCTGATGAAGTTCCTGAAATGGGTGCTACTTCTATCGTGAGGAAGGAAGGGCGTTATGCTGGAGTCATCTGTCGTGGAGATGTGGCTTTAGGTAAAATACCAACAGTTAAGCTTAACGCTAAGAGAAAGCATTATCAAAATAAGAGTTCGGACTTAATGCAAGCTGTTAATTCACAGCTTATGTCTAAATCTAATTCGAGAATGCCAATCTCTAATAATAGTAAATCAACAGTAATCAAAGGAAGAACTCCATCTTTTCAAGAATAGAGTCTTTCTTTATAATTTAGGAGAAAGAATATGGCAATAAGTAATGCCCCACGAGGTCTTGTTATAGCAAGACAAAATGGTTCTGGTTCTAACAGTACTGGTATAAATACTATTGATTGGTCAGCAGCCGTTACAGTTCCTTCTGCAGCTCTGCCAGACAGCATGTTCACAGGTGATCCACTCATAGCTTATGTAAGCTCTAGTGTAAAACCAAGTCCAGCTAATGTTACTAATAAAACTATTGGAGTATTTCAGGGTTGCAGTTTTGTAAATTCTGACGGAGAACAAAAGTTTAGTAGACATTGGACAGGTGGAACTACTGCGACTGATATTAAATTATTTATATCAAACAATCCAGAACAAACATACTTTATACAAGCGAGTGCTACAGTTTCTAGTGGTTATTTGTTTTCAGGAAATGGAAAACCAATTAACTGCTCATGGGCTACAGGCACAGGTTCAACTAAAACAGGACAGAGTGCTTACGTTATAACTCCTGCTAGTTGTACTGATGCCATGAGTAATGTACGTATTATACGTAGAGCACCATGGGATACTGGTGGAGAAGGCACAGCTAATACTGATGCTTATCCTTGGTATGAAGTAAAATTAAACATGATACATGACAATTTTGTCACAACTTCGATAGCATAGGAGCACTACTAAATGGCAATAAATAGAGCTAGTATTAGCAAAGAACTCCTACCAGGATTAAACGCAATCTTTGGTTTGGAGTATGGACAAGTAAATAATGAACATGAGTCTTTATTTGATATAGAGAACTCAGACAGAGCTTTTGAAGAAGAAGTCCTCTTCACAGGTTTTGGCGAAGCACCTGTTAAAGGTGAAGGAGCAGCAGTAGTTTATGATACTGCGTCCGAAAGTTATACTGCAAGGTATACAGCCGAAACTGTAGCTTTAGCTTTCGCAGTAACTGAAGAAGCAATGGAAGATAATCTATATGATACCTTTGCTAAGTTACGTGCAAAAGGTTTAGCAAGAGCAATGGCAACAACTAAACAAGTCAAAGCAGCAGATATTTATAATACTGCATTTGCAGCTGCTGGTGTAAATTATGGAGATGGAGTATCCTTTATCTCTAACGCTCATCCTACTGTGGGTGACGGAAACCAAAGTAATTTACTTGGTGCAGCAGACTTGTCACAAACTACATTAGAAACATCTTTAACAGCTATTCAGAAAACTAAAGATGACAGAGGTATTTTAATTGGTGCAAGTGCACTATCATTACACATACCTGTGGATTCTTGGAACATTGCTGACGTTATCTTAAACACACCTGGAAGAACAGGAAGTGCAGATAATGACATCAATGCAACTCGTCATATGGGTATGGTTCCTCAAGGGTTCTATGTCAACAGACGTTTTACTGATACTGATGCATGGTTTGTAAAAACTGACGTGCCTAATGGTGCTAAAATGTTTACAAGAACACCATTACAAACAAAGATGGAACCTGATTTCGACACAGGTAACTTACGCTTTAAAGCAAGAGAAAGATATTCTTTTGGTATATCTGACTGGCGTGGTTACTATGGTAGTGCAGGCTAACTAATAACTAAATATATTGAGGGAGATAAGTAATTATTTCCCTCTTTATAAGTTAAGGAAAAAATTATGTCTACGAATATTACAACAAAATTCTTTTCAGGTGCTACAAATGGT